CAACTGCAACCATAGTTCCGCCCCTGCCGTGTTCTTTACGCATTTCTAAACCCATTTTAGCCTGTTCTATCATTCCTTTGGTTGGCTTTGTGTCTATATCTTTTAAGTCTTTAAACTCTTTTTTTATTGGTTCATTGTTATCAGTATCTATCCCCTCTTTCTCTTGCTCATCTTCATCAAGTTTAGCTACATTACCAATATCTATGAAATCAGCAGGTTTAAGCGTTTTAAAGTATAAATCAAGTTCTATACCGTTTGCGTGTAATATTGGCTCTAAACCCTCTAAAAGCGTGTTTTGAAATGGTTTTATTACAGTATTGTTAAAAAGTGAATAAGAATCGCGTAATTCATCAGCATTATTACCAAAACCACTTCCATCTCCTTTTACTCCAAAGAGCAGAGGACTAGTCACACGATGACCGGTTAAAACCTTTCTAGTTGTTTCAGTAGATAGAAATTGGTAGCTATCAGAATTGTCATTAGCGTTTATAGGCACTATTTCAGGAGCAGTATCTTTACCATCATTAAACGTCAATAGTATTTTACCCGCATTACCTGAGCCACCAAACTTTGCATTAATTTGTCTTTCTATAGTCCGTCTTTCTTCCCTTGTTGGTATTCCGTTAGCCATATTTATAGCCATAGACGGAAACATACCACTTTTTATATTGGACAAATGAAATTGTGCAATCTCCATATCTAATTGTATGTAGCTAGTAGAACCTTGATAGTCAGGTGTAGCATAATAGTACGATCCTGGAGAATAATCTTTTATACATAAAACTTGGTTTGCGTCTGTTCTGTCTTTTAAGTCAAATGCTTTATAGTATCTAGGCTTGTGTTTTCTAGTGTTTTCCCAATCAGCACTATAATAATACTCATTTACTTTACCATAAGCGTCAGCTTTACCGCTTCTTATATATTGTGCTGGTATATGCCTTACCTCTACTATCTTTGTTCTAGGTCTGTTCCATATAGTATTAACATAGCACATTCCAAATAGCTTTAAATCAAATGCTAAACATTTTAACGTATCTTTAGGCGAATTATGTAACAAAGTGTTTAAAGCTAACCAACTACCCTTTTTATTATCGTCATCTTCCCTATCAGTAGCGTCTAAACCCTCTCCATAAATCATACTACTAACACCTTTTATAATAGCATTGTTTATACTACTACCATTGTATAGCTCTAGTAAGTATTGAGGATATAAATTATCTGATCCAAATTGTATCCAATCTTTATTGTTTACTTCTGTAATTGTAGGCAGATTATATTCTGCTAAATGAATTACTGATATATTGTCTTTTTTCTTCATTATGTATCGTATGTTGGTTGCCAATTTTGAGTACCATATTGACTATCTCTGTTATTACTACTGCTATAACCCTCAACAGGTATATCTGACGCAGTTAAATCATTATTAGCATATTCTGTAAAGTAGCTTATAGGCAAATCTAAAGAATGATCAGCTAAAAATGCTTTATCTACTGTAACATTTAAAACTATATTTATACCGTCTATTTTAGTTGCTAAATCTGACCTTAAAACATTTAAATAATTTTGTGACGTATAATACAATTCTATATCGTATGTTTCATTAATAGGTGGTACAAATGCACCTTGCCTTTTAGTTAAATTATTTGTAGTGTCATAAGTTGATATATTGCTTGTAGTAGGATAAACAGTTGTTAGTAAAAAAGTCCAATATCTATCATTATTTGTCCAAGTTGGATTACCATAATCTCCACTAGCAGTAGGGTAAGCAGCAACCGTTCTAATCCAATTAGTTTTACGACCTCTTATATAAAACAATAAAAATTTACCTGATATTAAACTTGTATCTATAGCACTAGCAATATTTTCGTAAAAATATACGTTTTGTACTTGTGACATACCACTAGAAAAATTTAAATTGTATGTAGCCATTAACTTCTAACTGTAAAAATTTTAGTATAATACTCTTTAACTAATCTTGCTTGTTCTTCTGAATCTTCAACAGTAGCTAGTTTTTCAATAAGCTCCTCATACATATTTTTGTCTATATCTACGTTTTCTGTTTTAGTTGCCATTGTTACCACCTATAAAGTCTAAATCATCTTCTATTTCCACTTTTTTTGTTTTTACCTTTTTCTTTTTAGATTTAGATTCGTTTGTAAAATATTTATCTTTTACCTCATCACTTAGATTTTCTATTTGATGTTGTAGTAATTGACCATAAGCTAAATTCATATTTGTTGGTTTATAGTCTTTGTATTCGTCTTTTACTTTCCAAGCCATAATATAGTTTATTATAAATATAAAAGTCATTATATTGTTCACAACTTGTATATTTAGTTAAAGTTTTTTTATATAATTAAGAAAATTGTAAAGTTTTATTAATAAAAAAGGGTTACCAAATAGATAACCCTCTTTTAAATTGAGTAACGATTTATTAATTATGATCCTTTTGTGATAAGCAATTTATCATCATCTGCTAATCCATCAAATGGATAATTAGCTGTAGCATTTCCTGAACCATCTGATGTACCTTGCGTTGCAGGAAGCCAAATCATAGGATTTTTTTCTTCTGCTCTAAGTTCTAAAGTGAAACCCGTCATATCTCCTTTAGCAGCGCCACTAACCGCAGTACCACCTGAAACATCTACACCATTATCCATACCTAGCAAAAATACATTATCGTTATTGTCTAAGACAAATACTTGACTTCTATTATAAGAAATCAATTTAAGCTCATTAGTTTGAGCTACTGATAATTTTTGTAGAGTAATAGATAAAGTTTGTTCAAAGAATGTAGTACCTGTTGCTGGATCACTATTAAAGTTTACAGTCATAGATGATAGATTAGGTCTTAGATCATATTGAAAAACCTGAACACCATCTACACCACTACCTATATCTTCTTTAATATCCCAATTTTCAAACCCTGCATTATCCATTTGTAAAGGATTTGTACCATTAAATACTGCTCTAGCCGTTATGTCAGAACAATAAGACTTTACAAAGTAGATTTTTTTCAGTCCACCTATTTGATCTTTACAGTCAACTAATAAACCTCGTGTTAAATTACAAGCCATGTTTATTTATTTTATATTATTAATACTCTTTTAAAAAAAGGGGAGATATTTCACTCCCCTAATTTAATTCAATTTAGAATGTTACACCAACAACTCCGTCAGTTCCGATTGCTGTTTGAACACCAATACCAAAGTTCATAACAATTCTAACATTGTCAGAACCTGTATATTGATACGTTGGTATAAGTTGTGCTTCAGTCAAATCAGTACCTAAGTTTGTTCCAAATACTAAATTATCTTTGTAAGTTGCAACTATACAGTCATCTGGCATTCCCGGACATCTGTAGATAGGGTGTCCTAAGTAAGACAGTCCTTCAGGATTTAATGTTAGACCTAACATATTAATACCTTGTCCTGTTGCAGTACCCGCTAAGAATTGTGAATAGAAGCTAAACATTTTGTTATTCATATAGAATCCAAATCCCTCTTTAAATTCTAATCCAGGGTGGCTACCTACAACAGTATCATAAACTGCTTTTAAAGCGTCATCTATATTAGTAGCGTCAGTTGCAGTACCAACACCATTCATTGTAACTTGTGTAAAGTCTGCTGTTGCAGAAGCATTAAGACCTAATTGGTCAAATACTCCATCATCAGAAACAAAACCAGCTCCAAATATTCCTGAAGAATCTCCTACCCAAATACCATTTTCTATTTGAGCTGACGCTTGACCCGCTACAACTTCAATTAAGAAATCAGAAAAATTATTAGGTAAATCTCCATTTTGTGTCATATTTTTTCCAACCCAAGTAGGATATACAGTTTTTCTACAAACTTCTCTATTTACTTTTAAGTCAGTAACAGTTAATACTCTTTCCCCTAATGTAGTTGTACCACCATCAGAAAAATCACAACCCGCTGCAACAATAGGATCAGAAGTTACTAAACTACTAATTACCGCTTTGCTTGTTAATCCGTCCATTACTCTTACATAACCTTTTGCCACTGTGTCATTAGACTTTACGGCAGCTGTTACATAAGGCAGTGCTTGTTCCCCGCTGTATGTAGTTGCAGGATTTACAGCAATATCAAAATTATATTGCTTATTTAATTCATTTAATTTTGCCATTTTTTATTATTTTATTTGTTATTAATGTAATATGCTGCTCGTTCTCTTGCAGACATTGTAGCTAAATCAATATTTTTTACTGATTTAGTTTGATTTTCAGGGTTATGAGTAAATCCCTCAGATCCTGGAGTTTTTTCTAGTTCTACTATTTGAGATTTTAATTCCTCAACTTCCTCTACTAATGAAGAAATCATATCTTTAGACATCTCAACCATTTCTTCTTCTTTTACTTCTTCTTTATCTTCTTCAACTTCCTCTACTTCTTCTGACATTTCTTCTTTTTTCTCATAAGCCATTTCTTTTACTTTTTTAGCCATTTCTTTAGCTTTATCTTTACTAACGTGATCAGGTGTGTGATCAAATATTGCTTTAGATAATTCTTCCTCATCTATTTCTTGCATTTCTTCATCTTTTTTTTCTTCTTCCATTTCCTCTTTTTCTTCTTCATTTTCTACTTCTTCTGCTGCTTTATCTTCGCCCATATCTAGTATCTTTGATTCCTCATCAATTGTTAGCTTTAATCCATCAGACATAGTATAAGTACCTGCTGCCAAAGGAGATGTTTCTCCGTCATCTCCAATAACCATAACAACAGAACCAATCATAAACTGATCATCTTCTGTTGCTAGTACCCTACCATCATCTAAAATCATCTCAGCATACATTTTAGTTTCTTTGCTTTCCTCTTTTGATAATAAGAGTTTTTTGATTTTTTCTATTGTAGTCATTGTTACTTTTTTTTTATAAATATTAAACTTAAATAATTGTTCACAGGACTACCTATTTACAGTCCTGTTTTTTATGGAAGAACATACTTTATTAGCAACTTTTTTATTACCGTATTGTTTAACCATATCTCTTATACATTGTTCCCAAGAATACTTAGCTAATGCCTGATTGTTTACAAAGTCTGCGTATTCAACATACTTGTATTTTTTCTTATATTTTTTACGTTTCTTTCCTAATTCATTTTCTGTATATTCTACCTTAGTGCTATCTTCGTGTGTTTCACAAGCCATATATCTTACAACACCATTTACTCTATGAGTATGAAAACCTGTGCAACCTTTAAACATTTCTGCATATATCTTAGCTTCTTCTTTAGTAGCAAATAAAGGTTCGCCATCTAACGTACCTACTACAGATAATTCATTTTCTAAAATAATATCTTTAATTTTTCCTAATGTAACTTCGTCAGGACAGTCAGTACATTCTTCAGCTAAATCTATAATATCTTTAGGTCTTGACGCTTCAATTACTCTATCTGTAAAGAACCCCTCTATACTAAATCCTCTAACTTTGCCCTCTTTTACACTTTTCCATATCTCATCGTTATTTACTTTCATTTTAACAAACCAAGTTCCAATTGGAAGTTTATTAAAACCATAAGTATTTGATTTATCGTTTTTCTTATCTTCTTTAATCCAACTCTCTACAACTGTCATTCCCTCTACTGGTACTTTATGTTCATAGGTAGCACTATTGTTTCTTAGACTTGACATAAATAACTCCTGAGCTTTTTTTATAGTATCTTCTGTAAAAAAAACTGTGTACTTTTCGTCTGCTTCCTGATCGTAACGTGGGATTTCCTTATTAGGTATTAAAACAGCTCCTACGAGTGTTTTTTGTTCTTCATCTAATTTAGCTAAAGTTAAGAATTGGTCTTTATTAAAGAACACCCAGTTTTCTTCAATTGCAGGAAATTCAACTAAGCTAATTGCTTCAACGCCAAATCTATCTGCTTCTTCATCTATAATTAGTTCTACTTTTTTTATTTTTTCTTTGCTCATACTTATAAATATAAATTGTTTAAAATTGTTTATAACGTAGCTTGTAAATCTAAATCATTTTGTAATGCTTGACTACTACTTACATCACTTTCTACAACGTATGCTTGTACGGGTGGTGCTTCTGCTTCTATTGCTCCAAATGTAGGTACGGGCGGAGCATCTGCTGTACTAGGAGATGATGGAGAAGCCCCACCACCTGATTGTCCTGGTACTTTAGTTCCTATTATTTGTTTTACACTTGCTAGACCTTGAGCAATAACACCTACCGCTGCAATTGTTCCATAAATACCACCTTGTTCTAATGCTTTTGTTGCTCCTGCGTATGTACTCATTGTAGCATTAGCTATAGATAATGCCTTACCTGCTTGAGTTTCTTGACCTATCAATGCAGTTATTCCTGATAATGCTCCACCAATAATTGCTCTTTTTTGGTCTTGTAATGCTTGTTCTTGTTGTAATTCTGCTTTATCTTTAGCCTCTTTAGCTGCTCTAACTCCATCATCAATAGTTTGTATTCTTGCGTCAAATTCTTTTTTAATTTGTTCTAGTTTAGCATTTTTTTCTTCTTCAACGCTTATTGTTACTTCTGCTAATCTCATCAATCTAGCTCTTTCCCCCTCAATTTCTAATTTTTCTTTAGCAATTATATCTTCTCCTATTTTTTGTAACTCTAACTCATTGTCTATCCTTTCTTGTAATAAAGCGTTGCTTTGCTCTGTACTTTCTTTTTCTAATTGTGTTTTTCTGTGTTCTGTTTCTAAAGCAGCATTGTCCAATTCTGCTATTTGTGCTTTTAAATCTGCATTATCAACTTCTACCGCCATACGTTGACTTAAAGCTTTTTGCTGTGCTTTTATGGCTTTTAACTCAGCTTCAAGTTGTTTTTCTGCTATTACTTTTAATTTTTCGTTAGCTTCAATTCTATCATCTATGCTTTGGCTAATATCATCTCTTATTGCTCTTTGTTCTTCTGCTTGTTTTTCAAACTCTATTATAACTTCTCTATGTTTAGCTTGTAATAAACCTAAATTAGTTGTTGCTTTAGTAACCGCTTCAGCTTGTTCTAATACTGTTTTTACTGTTACATCTTTAAACGTATTGTTAAATTCTGTAACAACAGCTTTACCTATATTATGTATTTCATTAACCCCCTCTTTAAAATCTGTTATTATGCCTTTTCCAGCGTCTGACATAGCTTTTGCTGAATCTTCTATTGATTTTTTAGTAACTGCAAGTTCTTCAGTTAATTTTTTTATTTTACCTAAATCTTTACCACCAAGCCAAGATTTTTCCCAAGTTAGCTGTGCGTCTTTAATTGCAAGTATAATTAAATTAAAAGCTATTTTTAAAGGTTCAATAGCTAAGGTTACTACATTTTTTACTATTCTACCTAAAGCGTCAAAATTATCACTAGATTTACCAACAAAATTTACTATATTAACAAGAGTGTCAGTTATTTTACCAAACACAACACCAACAACATTAAACGCAGTTGAAACAGCGTCAGCTATTTGTTGGTTTTTCATCATAGCTTCAAATAAACTATTTACTATTTTAGTAATCAAGGCAAAACCTGCTGCTTTCATAGCTAAGCCAACACCCTTAAATCCACCCTCTAAACTCTTTGTTCCCTCTGCTGCCTTTTTTGCTGAATCTCCTACTTCCTTAGTATCATCGGAAATCTCATCTATTTTTTCTCTTATTTTCTCTAAATTATCTAACGCTTTTTTTACTTCTGCGTCAACCTCTATTGTTACTTTTTCTGACATAGCATATCTTTTATTCTTTTTAATGTTTCTTTTATTGTTGAAGGGTACTCTTGTGAACCCGTTTCAAAGGAATATTTTTCTCCTTTAACCTCTAAACTTGTTAGAAGCTCTATTGATATTGGCATTAACTTACCTACTTCTTTTATATATTTTTCTAATTCCATATTAAATAACTTGCATTTTGAAATGTTATGTTAGTTGGATCTAATGTATCTTGATATAAAGCAAATTCATCAGTTCCTGTTCCAGGAAATATCATAGGTGAACTAGTTATGTTAAATTCAGCTACCCAAAACACTAATTCATTTGAACCACCCGTTACTGTTGGTTTCCAACTTTCGCCAACAAAATTGTTTAGATTGACTGTTGGACTTGTAAATGCTGATTCTTTAGTTGTATTTAAAACTTTACCACCATTAGTTCCTACATAATTTGCTCCAAGTGTTTTATCTGATATAACTATTTCGTATTCAAAAAATCCTACTCTTTGTTCATTTGTTCCTTTTAAAATAGTACCCGTTAATTTCATTTTAACATAACTTGTAACAAACTTTGGAAAAGTAACAGTATTAATAGTTGATCCTTTATATGATAAATAAGCAACTGTTGAATTATCATTAGTAGTACAATCACAAAAAAACTGAATAGAGTTTCCATAACCCATTGATGTTGGATAGCTATTTTGTATTGTTGGCAAAGCACTAGGTATAATTGCTCCATAAGAATCAGGTTCATCAGGTGGATTTACAGGTGGCAAAAACGAAGCACTAAATGAATTAGATGGAGTACCATAACACAATCCTACTCCTGTTGTTGAATTTTGTTGCACAAAAGTCCAATCTTCGTTATATTCTTCACAACAAACATTAGTTACATTTGTTGATGATGAACCCGTTGCACTATCAACATAAGTTACTTGACCTGATGATGTTACTGTTCCTATTAAGCCACAATCATTTGGAAGTTTTTCTATTACCTTTATTAATTTAACTTTTGTTGATTTGTTACCACCTACTAAATAATTACTAATTTCTAAAACTCGCCATAATGTATTTTTTATAAAAAACGTATTCTGAAATCCACTACCTGCAAAACTTGATATATCTTGTTCGTTTAAATTTATATGACATTCCATTATCCTTGATTCATCAGATGTTAGTTCGTTCAAGTAACTAGCCCAGTAATCATTATAATATCCGTGCAAAGAATAAGTATTACCAAAAAAATTAAAACTAAACCCACTATTAAAATAAGGACTGTACCAAGTCCAATGTAGTATTTTAGTATTAGCGTTAATACCTGCTCCAATACTATCTAAATTATATTGTGTGCAAAGTGGAAATTTAGTTACTGAACCATCGTTATCATCAGAAGGATGTTTGTCATTATTCATTAAATAGTTATTACTATAAATAAAAAACTTAAATATAGTACCACCAAAATCAAAATCATAATTTTGTAAATTAACAGTAATAGGTGTTCCACTATAATAATATATTTTAGGCTTTTGCTGTTCTAAAGGACTTCTAGTTGAATTTTCATCAGCTTTAAACAAATATGCAATAGCAACCTCAGGCGGTATCATTGGAAAGTTTAAATTTCCGTCATTCCAAGAAGATAAACCTTGTGCTATAAAAGGCGACATTATAGAAAAGTTTTTAAATTCCCCTTTTGCAAATTCATTTAATTTTTTTTCTTTATATGTACCATAAACAGTTTCAAAAGTTTTAAAATATCTACTGTTAAATATATCCTCACTTTCATTATCTCCAAAAATATATCTCTTTGATTGTAGTTCAGTTGCAGGTTTTATAACTTGTTCTTTTGATAAATCGAGTTTGTCTGTCCAATATTGTGTACTTCCTAAATTAACATAATCTTGATATGGTTCTATAATTAATTTTTTTTCATCTTCTTCGTCTGTTTTAACAATTAGGTTAAATCTATTTATTAAGTCTTTTACAAAATCCTCTTGTAATACATCAGGCATATTGTCAAACATAGATACAATACCATTTTCAAAACCATTAGTTATAGCCATTTCTTCACTAGGCAAAATTTGTATTTTTAATGAACTTACATTAGGAGTATAAGACTTTACAGGATCAAAATTACCAACGAATTGTTCAACCTCATTACCAAAATTAATTACTGTTTGAGTACCACCTAAATACATACTTGCAATAAAAAAATTATAAACTACTCCTGGAAAAGATTGTAGATTAAATGTAGTATTAATGGTGTTTGCTCCTGTAGCTACTGGTGCTAATTGTGTATAAGTATTATTTAAAGGCGAACCCCCTAACGTCAACCAACCATACCTAAGTTGCCCATTAGTTATAGGTGAACCGTCACTTGTTGTTGTTGGTATGTTAATAGTAAAATTAACATTTACTTGCATATTACCTTCACTTAACACAACATCATTACCATCAAAATCTTCAGGTAATGTTATTGTAGGCATAGAAATAGGAGTTCCAAAAAAAACACCATAACCTGGAGTTGTAATACTGAAAATATTATTTGGATCGTACACTTCATTAAAAGCGTCTAAATGTTGAATACAGGAATCACCGTAAAAAATATCATTTGCAAAATCAGCTGATGTATTTATTTGTGTTCCCGTTGTATTTGTTAAATCTGCTTCAAAACCTACAAAAGCATTTTCTGAACCTGATGTAGTATTAAATAAAGTTTGCGTTCTAGTGTTTTCAGTAGCTAGTGTCATAAACAATCTACTAAAAAAACTTGTATCACTTTGAGTTGTTCCATCTATACCTAAAAACGTACTCTTAATTGTATATCCCGCTTTTTGAGCAATTAACAAAAGAAGTCTTTGCATTCTTATAGCAGGTTTTAAATCTCCAACACGAATTGCTCCATTATAGCTTAAATCATTAGCTATCATTGATGGCTTGTAAAACATTCTACTACTATATGGATTAAAAGTGTGTCCATGGTCTATAATAGGATACATTATATCATTTGTATTTCCACCATCAATTAAACTTAATCCTGGACTTGACCAACTCTTAACAACATTAGAGCTAGAAAAATAATGATTAAAAGACGTGTCTATAACAGGAATATCAGGATTACTAGCACTAGGGTTAGTAAATACATCTCTTAGTTTTTTACTTTTTATATCAGTAAAGAAATCTGCCGTCTGCCCAAACAAAGCAACTTCATATAGTCTAGCATTTAACATTATAGATTTTAACTGTATAAAACCTTTTAACTGAGGAATACTATCTACATATAATATTGCGTTAAATTTACGCTGTGCATTAAATACTAAAATATCTAAATTAACATCAAAGTAATTTTCAAAAAACTTGTTATTAGCGTTAGAAAAAGGAAGTTTTAAAGTTTGACTAAAACTAGCTTTTCTACTACTAGGATCTTTTAAATCTAACCAATTATAATTTATTATAACATTTGGTTCTTCTTGTAAATCTAATTCAAATTGTGATAATTCACTAGATGAAGTTGTTTGCTTTCTATATGCAACTAATCTTACTTTCATTAACTGTTTGTTCTAACTTTGTTTGCGTACTCTAAATTAACTGTGTATTGTATTTTTATTTTATCGTTTACGCTTGTTTTTTTAGTATAACTTTTATCAGTTATTATAACTGGTTTTACAATACCACCATCTTCTAATATTTGAACGTTTACTGACGTAAATAATTCCTCTAACCATACTGCTTCATCTTCATTTAAGTAATCAGAATTAATTACTAATTTTCTTTTAGCGTCTGTAAATAATGTTTCGTTACCTCTATCCCAATTGTTGTAGTTAAAAGTATTGCTAGTTGCTGAATCCCAATTACCTACAACTCTTGACATTTGCTCAGACGTTATATCAACGCTTTCTACTGACTTTAACCTAAAGTTCATATAATCCCAAGCTCCTAATCTATTGCGCCATGCTAATCTAATATTATCATATCTTGTGCAACTTTGGTGTCTGTCATCTACTGTTGCTCCACTTCCATATCTATAAAAGTAATATTTCTTAGTACACCTATCAGACGTGCTATTGCTTGTACTACCAAATATTGCATAGTAAGCCCAGTCTGCAATATTACTAGGTCTAGCAGCTGTTTTTAAACTTTGTGTTTCTAAATTTTTTGTTCCACAACCAAAATATAATAAAGTTTCTTCAACTGAGTTAGCTTGAGCTTCTAAAGCTCCGCCATTAGAATTTGTATTGTGAAAATCTATTGCTGAACCTATAATACTACCTGCACTATTGTAATATTCTATAAACATATAATCTAAATCTGCTCCTTGATTTATTAATGTTCCATTTTGTTTAAAACATATTGTCAGCTCATCTAAGTTATCTGAACTTGTGCTAGAACCTCTAACAAATTGTACTGTAGGAGCATTTGTAAAAAAGCTGTGCGTATCTTCACTAGATGAACTGTTCATAAACAAGGCTAAAGGAAAGTTAGTTCCATTAATATCTAAACCACCTACATTTGTTGCAGTTTTAGTAAAAGGAGTTGTAGCAGGTATAATATAACTATCAGCACTATCTTGTTGCCCAGTCATTGATGGATCTGCCGTAGCTGACGTTGCAGATTCTGTAAATGCCTTTACAGTTACTTTTGCTAATTGTCCTGAGTTTTGACCAAAAGGTTTTGCTGATTGTTGTATTCCTAAAGTGTGTATGCTATAACTTGTATCATTTTGATTTACTAATTGTGTTTCACAATGAGATTTTAGTATATGGCTTAAATCAAATATACCTACGTTTTGTTGGTTCTTATGTATTTTTAAAACTTGTATCTCTACTCCATTAACTTCTACTTTTAAAACATACCTAAATTTTAAACTATTATATGTATCAGGATCATCTTCTGTCAATATGTATATTAGTGGTGTGTTTACTGCACTTAATAAATTTGGTTTCTGTGTTATCGTTGTTGCCATTCTATTTACTTAAATTTATTTCTAATTCAGGTTGTTCTTTTATTTCTATTATACTATTTGCTTCATCTACCATAGCTAAAGACAAATCATTTTTTAAATCATCAATCATATCATCAAAAGGTTTTGTTATAAACCTAGTTCTTTCAATACCTTTTTGTTTTATACTTCTAGCTATTAAAAAACCTAAACTTTTATCTGTTATAAATCTTCCTTTTTTATTTCTACCTTTTAAGTTTTTTAGTTTAATCCACGGTAGTATAGCACTTAAAGGTGGCTGTTTTCTACCAAATCTAAATGGACTTCCTTGACCTCTTTTTTTACCACTACCTTTAAAGCCACCTGCTCCTTCTACTCCTTGATCTACAAACAACCAATAATCATCAGCATTACCAAAATCCATTTTAAACTTTACACCATTAGGAGTTTTTTCTATATCATAGCTCATCTCATTAAACAATGTTCCCTTAGCTCTTTTCTCTTTTTTGTTTAGGTTTGCTCTAGCTTTTTCTATTAGCTTACTTCCAAAACTACTTAATACATCTTCTATTGCTTTAAACTCTGTACTCATTATGAATCTCTGTTTTCATCGCTAGGTTCAATAGGAGCATTACATAAAGAATTAGCATTATTAACTTGCATTGTAAAAGTAGCATTCCAACCCGTTAGCATATTAGCAAATCTAACTGTAAATGGCTCTGCGTTTATAGGCATATTTAAAACAACTTCATTAGGTACATAGCTAAACTTTTTTCCACTATCTCCACCTGATGTTTGTACTGATAAATTTTGTCTAAACTCAGCTATAATATCTTGCATAATTTGTAACATCTCAGACCATACTTCCTCACGATTAGATAAATCCTCTTTAATTAAATTCATTGTAAATACAGTAAATGTATAAGTCATTACACCTTTATCTATGTTAGTATTTCCTGGCTCAACATATAGTATAGGAAAATCTGATTGATCTAGCTTGTTTAAATCAACTTCATCTAGCATTCCACTATGGAAAGAGTTAATCAAAAAATGATTAGTTGCTATTGTGTTAAAATCGTCTATTATGTTTTTATATGTTATCATTTATGTTGATTATAATTGTTTCTTTCAATATTGCTTTTGTCTTGTTGATAGCTTAAATAAGTTAGCAACAATGTTATTTCTGTTTTTACTACTTTTTCTATGTTTAGTATATTATCATTACTCAATCCAAATATCACGTTATACCAACCCCATTTACCAGCTAAGGTTTTATTTCCTTGTTCTTCTTCATCACTTCCGTCGAATAATTGTTTAAATCTTCCAATAAGTTTATCCCTAAACGAAAAAAAAAATCTATCGCAGATAGTGTTGTACTCATTGGTAAGTCCTTAAACTTATCTATCTCTAACTCATCAGGATCATAAGGCTTTACACTATAAAACTCGTTTACCTCTTTATCTATTTCTCTATATAAAACACTCATTACTTTATGTAGATTTTCGTTTATTTCTTTACCATACTGTTCAATATCTACAAACTCTCCCGTTGTTATTTTACTTAGATTAGGTATAAAGCCATATTTTTTGCCTTTAAACTCTAATCTTTTAACTAGCTTAGTTCTATTATCACTATTGACAAAACTGTTTATTTTATTTACTAAAATGTTTTTGTCTTTTAGTTTTATCTTTTTTACTAAGTTTTTATCTACCTTACAAAACAAAGCAATGATTTCATCATCTCTTGTTTTTCTTTTACTCTTTGCTATTTGCAAATACCTTTGAAATTCTGCTATTGTAATATCTTTCCATTCCGTTGGTACTGTAACCTCAAATTTTTGTCTAGCCATTTGTTATAAATATAAAATTGTTGTTTTTGTTCATAATATATAATACTTACCACTATAGTTTGTTGTAAGTTTGTTTAGTGCAACGTACCTAATACTATCAATCAAGTGATCTAGTTGATTAGTAGCAGGTTTGTTTATTACTTGACCATTCTTATCTACAAGCCATTTATAATACTTAAATTCATTTATAGCATTTACACTATTTTTAGTAATATGTATCTTGTATCTTCTAAGTACATCAATTCCCATATTAATACTGTCTGCTCCTTTTTTTGCAGGTTTTATGTTAAACCCTAATCTGTGTACTTCTTCTATACTCTTTGGCTCTGCACTATCTCCTATTATCTCTGTTTGCCTTGTTATACCTAATTCCCTTAGCTTATTTGCAATATCTTGATTAGTTAAGCCTTTAGCATATAACAACTCATTAATGTATAAATCATCATTTAGTTTATATACTTCTGCTATTGCTGTTGGATCGTTACTAAATCCCCAGTCAAGTCCTAATGCAATTAAAGTTGCTTCTGTTGGTATATTGTTGCATATCTCAAACTGTCTAAATATAGTTTCAGTTGGAGCAGCCATTTTCCCCTCGCCATAAATTGTCCAATAATTAGAATCTAAATCTCTTAATCTTTCAATTTCCTTTATTGTTTCTTCTGGTAAAAAAGGATTATCTAAATAAGTTGATTTAATAAAAGTACAATCATCTCTATTTATAACATTGTCATATATCCAACTATAAGGATCTGAGGGGTTAAAGTCTAAATAGATATTTTCTGTTGTTCTTAATGAAAGCTGTACCCAGTCCTCAAACCTAAACTCATTAGCTTCGTTTAACCAAAGTATGTTTCTTTTACGACCTCTGATTTTCTGAGGCATATCCACAGAAATAAATTCAATTTCATTTCCATTTAACTTGTATGTAAGTTCTGACTTGTTATGATTATCAGGATTGTATAAATTATGACTTTCCAATATAGAAAAAAAATCTCGATAGGCAGTTCCTTTAAGAGCAGGAAGTGTTTTCCTACAAATAGTATATACCTTTCCCTTTGATTGTAACGCTTTAAGTATTATTAATTGAGCTAATGAATACGTCTTACTACTTCTTGTTCCACCCTGATTAACTACAATTCTTGTACTAGCATTAAGATTCTTTTGTAGGACTACTGTTCCCTTTAGATTCAATGATTTCAATTTCAATCTTTTTTATATCTTCTTCATTAGATGTTAGATTAATATTTTGTCTTTGTATATATCCTCTTTTATGTCCTTTGTGTTGTAAGTAGAATATAATACTTTTTTCTTTTTCGTTTTCTATGTTTTTAAATAGCTTTGATTCTACAAAGTCTAGCTTTACATTATCAATTTCATCTACCTTTTGTCTAAACTCCTCATCTTCTTTATACCATTTATAGTAGCTACTTCTACTTATGCCTGTTCTATTACAAGCTGTTGATACTATACCTAAGCTATTTTCTAATGCTTGTAATAGTGTGTCTTTTTTTAGTGTACGTTCTTTTTTGCTCATTTTATTAAATTTTATTTATATTTTTTGTATTGTTCATTTAGTATTTTTGGTACTGCATTATTCCAATTTATTCTGTGATGTAACCTTTTATGTTTGCCCATTGGTGCAACTACAACACAACTTGGAGAAAAAATTACAGTATAAAAAGATTTTATATAAGTTCCTTCTTGCAAATAAAATTCTGTTAATCCACCAGTATTTTGTTGTGTTGCTTTTTGTGATAATCTTAAATTGGCTATAGTTAAAAAAACATCTCCTCTGTTACCATTTAATACATAAGTGTTTACATCTTCATTTATTCTACCTATAAATTTAAAAGGTCTTTTAGTGCTGCATATAAAAAAATTCATAGCCTTTCTTGTTAATTTTAATTTAAAATGCCTACTTGTTTTTCCACCTATAAAATCTCCATCTTGAGCAATACATAAAGTTTTAGCATTAGTTTTTTCATAATATTTTAATAATTTACTTATAATATTATCTAAATTTTTTATAATTTTTGGCCTACTTGTATATGTACCTTTACCATTTGTTGTATATTTTATACTTACGTAATCATCATCTAATACTAAAAAAAATTCTATATTTAATTTTTTAGCAATATCAAACACAGCATTTCTAGCATAAACAACTACTCTTTCATCTTTAAAATTATCCCCTATATCAAATGTATTTTTATAATCTTTTTTATTAAATACTATAACATTATTATATTTTTTTTTATATTCTTTTAAACTTTTATCATCACTTGAGCATAATAAATAAATTTTACCTGTATAATTTTGTTTTTTTAACGTGTCTAGAGTATAAATTTTATCAGGTCTGCCATAAGTTAAAATAAATATTGTTAATTTTTTATCTATCTTCATATTCTTCATTATATTGATTTAATATATCTTCACTTAATTTAACATAACCACCTTTAATTGCTTTTTTAAAATCTATTATTACCAAAGCACTTTCTTCCATTAGCTCTTGCATTTCTTTATTTGAACTTGCATAATAATCTGCGATTTTAGAATAGTCAAAAACTATATGTCTATTAGATGCCACATATAAAAATTGTTTTTGTTTTTTTGTAAGTTTAGATTTATTTATTTTATCATTTAAACTTTGTGTTTTTTCATCATTGTATAAATTATCTAAATCTGTATAATTTTCTAATGGTTTGTAATTAGGTGCTTTAATTTTTTTTGAATATATACTTTCTTTTAACTTATCAATATTTAATCCTAATTCTATTTCTTTAAAACCCCAGTCTTTTAATTCATCTACTTCAAAATTATTAGCTAATATATCTAAATCAAACTCCCCTGTGTTTTTATTTAGCCTTATGTTTAATTCTTTCTCATCTTCTTTAGATAGATTAACTCTTACTGTAGGCACATATTCTGCTCCTAATTCCCTCATAATTTTTAAACGTTGATGACCACCCACTACTGTATTATCTGAGTTTATTATTATAGGATCAACTAAACCAAACTTTTCTAATGAGTTTTTTAAGTCCTCATATTGTTTGTTAGTCATTCTTCTAGGATTATACTCAGCAGGATTTAGTTC